ATATATAATATAATAAAAAATTAAAAAAATAAAAGGGAGTGGAGACCAGCTCCACCCTCTTTTAAAAATATAGTGCTTAGTTTAACAAGCAGAAGTTGTTAGCACCTTGAACAACCATACATCTTTCAGATAGGAAGTTCATTGTCATTGCATCTAAGTCAGATGTAACAGCTCCAACAGATCCTGTAACCCAAGATTTGTTCTTTCTGCTCTCCATGTTAGAAGCACGGTAACGTACGTGTAAGAATGGACGCTTGATGTTCTTTCCTAGTCCTTGGTCGTATACATTAGATACACCAGCTGGGATAACAACACCACGAACAGCCTCTCCACCAGTAGCAGCAGCATTGATACCGCCTCTAGTTTGCTTGTCGTTCAAGTATTTCCAGTCAGACTTGTAGAAGTCATAAGAACCACGACGGAATCCAGAGAATCCTAGGTTCAACGCCATATCTTCAGAGTTGTCAAATACACCGTAAGATGTACCACCAGCTCCGTAAGAATTCATAGAAGCTAACATATCATCGATAGCCAAGCTTGTAGCACGGTTAACGAACATCATGTTTTCTTCAATAGCACCGTTCTCATCAAATGCAGCTAACATAGCGTCAAATTCAGCTAAGTCAGTAGCAGCGTTAACACCAGTAATACCAGAAGACTGGTGACCACGAGATGTAATAGCTTTGAAAAGACCTTCAGTACCAGCTAAGTCAGCACCAGCATCACCACCACCAGTATCGATGATAGAAGCAGCAGCAGCTTTTTCAGCTTCAATACATACCATTTCTAGGTAGTCGTTGAAACGAGCTTTAGTGTCGCCAGCAGCTTTTAGGTACCAGTAGTAACCGTTTTGTCCTTCTTCACCAGAAACTTCAACCCAACCAATTTGAGCAGCATCAGATCCTGAAACCTCATACATGTCTTTAATGATAACTGGTTTGTTTGAGAAAGAAGTGAAAACAGGCTTGTTAGCTCTTGTTTGGTTATTAGTTCCTTTTCCGAATTCAGAACCGAAAACTAATAGTTTACAAGTGTCATCGCCATTAACGAATCCTGCGTTTGTCATATGAGCGTAACCGTAAGGTGCAACTGTAATAGCAGCACTTGAAGCAGCAGCAGTAGTTACACGAGCTGTAACTGTCTGGCCACCACCAGCGATTAATACCATATCACCAACTCTAACACCGTGATCTGTAGTTTGAGGTACACCATCCATAGTTTTAGAAATTGCGATAGTACTAGCTGTAACATCAGTCATAGTACATTCGTAAGCTAGATGTAATCTACCTTGTTCTGACCAAATAACTTGATCAGCTGACATAGCTTCCTCAGCGCTAACTTGAGATAAGAAACCTGAGATAGTTCTCTTTCCGAAAACTTCAGCTTCTTTTTCCATCAAGTCAGGCAAGTATTGCTGTGCCCATCCATTATCTTGGATGTCTAAGTAATTTTCCGCTCCGATTACTTTTTGAGTAAAGTCTTTACCGGACGGGGTAAAACTTGAAATTGCCATTTTTAAATAGTTTTAAATGTTAAATAAATTATTTTCTGTTTTTGTTTAGTTTAAACTTAAAATCAGAAGAGTCGTCACCTAAAACCCTAACCTTAACACCGCCAGCATCAATCGTCTTGTGAGATTGACGAGGGTCCATATTAATGTTTTTCGATTTCTTAATGCTATCTTTCAATGCATCTGCTTTCCCTTGCTCATAAAAATGATTAGCGACAGCGTCAGCATTCATAGCTGTGTATAATGCTTTGTGGTATCCAGCGGCATCTGATAGTGACTTGCTTTCATCGACAAACTTTGACATGAAATTGTTTATATCACTTTGATTCGCTTTAACTCCGTCTACATCCTTCACGTTGAATCGATATTTTTTTTCACCGACCTTGTATTCAAAACCTTTGAACTTGTCGTTAAAAAGATTATTAGTCTTCTTTTCAAAAACATCACTACTACGTTTAACAGCTTTACTAGTCTCTTCCGACTCCTTGTTATAACGGTCGAAGAAATTTACAGCTTTCTGTTGCTCATCTGTGAGCTTCGATCCAGCTTTGATCTCTTCGTAATATTTAGACTTTTGCCCGTCTAAGTAGGCTTTAGCCTCTGCAACTTGCTCTTTTAAGGCTATTTTCTTTTTTCTAATATCTCTATCCTCATCTAACTCCTCGTCGTAGGAAAAACTTTCCTCCATCAGGAAGTTAATCTCCTCGTTGTCCAAATGAGGTTTAGTTTGTTTATAATACTCTCTCAATAGATTTGTATTATCCAACTTGTCGTAATCCTGATTCAGTCGAACATAATCTTCTAAATCTCCACCAGTTTCGTCCATAAACTGCATTAGCTTTTCAATACTCTCTGGTAGTGGTTTTCCAGAAGCTTCAGCTTCAGCAAGAACTTCTTCAATCTCTTCCTTAACCTCTTCAACCTTTTCCTCTACCTCTTCGTCAGTAATTTCTTCTAAAACTACATCTTCAATCTCCCCTGTTGATTCCTCTGAGCTTACCTCTTCAACCACCTCTTCAGCTTTCGCCTCTGGTTCTTCCGTGGTTTCCTCTTCAGTTGTTGGTGGCTTGCTCAAATCTACTTTAAAAACTGAATCGTCTCCTGCAGAATCGAACTGACCTTCGTCAACCGTTTGAGTTGACTCTTCTTGTTGAGTTTCCTCAACGTTTTCTAATTCTTGTTCCATAATATAAAATATAAAAAATTAAGTGTTTAATTATCTAGGATCGAACGACTCTAGGTTAAATCCTCCACCTATACTATCATTACCTGCAGACTCGAAGTTTTTAGGTGACTTACCTGACTTTCTTTGATCTATAAGTTCTGATTGTTGAGATGCTTGGATTTTAGTTCTTTCGTCTTTACGATCTTCTTTGTCTTTCTCTCTTTGTTTTAATCCATCTGTTTCTATTCCCTTCAACTGCATGTTGTACTGGAATTCCAATGCCATCAATTCTTTCTTAGCTGCAATTTCCATTTGCATCTTCTGAGCGTCGAGTTGGGCTTTGGTTTGTTCTAGTGTAATTTTTGATTGTGTTAACGCTTGGTCTTTCTGAACTTCAACTTGAGCGGCCTGTTGAGCAGCTTGAGCGTTAGACTGACTTTGAGCTTGGATATTCTCTAATTGTAGTTGTCTATCTCTCTCTTGCTTTTTAACTCTCCTTATTTTTAATAGTTGATTCGCTAGCTTATTATTTTTGATCTCTCTAATATCGATAGCGTCTTCTAGGTTTATACTCTGCTGCTGTAAAGCCATTTGAATATTATTCTCTAGTTTTTGCTTCTCTTCTTCATCCGGCGCTAGGTCGATGAATATACCGAAGTCGTAAAGGTGTAGCTCTGACATTTCTTCAAGCGTAGCCACGTTATGAGCTCCAATAGCTTGGATAAAGGCTTCTTTAGTTGGAGAGTACTCTATAATATCTGAAATTCTTAATGATAAGCATTCCGCAACTTGAGCTGTTAGGAACAGTCCAGATTGTAAGATATGCCTAGTCGCCGTGTTAGAGTTTGCCGCTGCTAACTTCTGAACACCTACCAAAGCGTTTTTATCAGGCATACTACCATCCCTAGCTTCGTTGAGCCCGGTGACGTCACGGATCATTTGTAGGTAGTAATTGTAATTTCCAATAAGGGCTTGTATTTTATTTCCACCAGAACCAGAGGTAATTTCTTGAATAGGTACTTTACCAGGGTTTAAGTCTCCCTCTGAAGTGAACGATCTACCAATAACAGAACCCGTTTGGAAGAACATGTTTAAAGCTTCTTGCGGATTGTAGTTTGTTCCATTACCAAGATCAACCTCTGCTAAACCATCGGCGTCAAGATAAACTCCATCTGGAACCATTCTTGACATTACCTGTTGTAGTTTTAAATGCGTAAGCTGGATCATATCTGCAAATCCAGTGATTCGTCTTACCAACGATTCGATCTTGCCATTGTACATCCTTGGGGCAACTATAGCGTAGTTCATTTTAACCTTAGTATAGTCGCTCTTTGGACGCATCATGTTTTTAGCCAACTCCCACCTTAACAGTTTGTCAGTACCGAGAATCATTGCTCCTTCGTACAACACCTCTATGCTTCTAGATTCTCTTGTGTAATCTCCGTCCATATCTTTAGGAGGATTGAAAGAGTCATCTTTAGCGATAGCTTTATCTGCGCCAGTGCTAGTCTTTTTAACTTTATAAACCTCGTTCATATAGGTTTTGTAGTTAAAATATAAAACTTGGACTTTATTGGTATCTTCTCTATCAGTAGAATATCTACTGCTATTGTTGTTTCTATTAAACGAGTTGTTCTTTGTAATATCTTCTAGCTCCTCTTGAGTTAGGTGAGGGAATTGTCTAACTAACTCGTTGATCGGAATAGACTTAACCTCTCCAGCGTAGTAAATGTCGTCGAAGTACGGTGAGTCTGTGTGTGAGTAAACAAGATTGGCTGGATCAACGTAATCTATAGTTACACCTTCAGACGTGTTAAAGCCACTCTTCACAGCACCAATACCAAGTACAGTAAGATCGTAGTAAAAACGCTTCTTAGTTAACTCGTATTTGTTACCCTCCATCAACACGCTGATAGCTTGCTCTTCCGCTAGCTCAACAGCTTGCTTATAGTTTAACTGCATGTGAATTCCAAGCTCTTCAATACTTTCAGGCAGCGTTTGTTCCTCGCTTTCCTTCATATCAATACCAAGCTCCATCATAACAAGCTCGTTGAAATCCTTAAGATCCATATCGCTCATTATATCTTCCATGTACTTAGTTCTTTTCTCAACACCGTTCTGGGATTGTGAAAAGGCTTTTATATCATAGGTTCTCTCTGCGATACCATTGACTACAATGTCTACAAATTTTGGAATGATAGGGACTGGGCTCCAGTCTAGATTTAGATATGACAAGTCTCCGTTGATAGACAGTTCGTCTTTATATTTTTGAACTGATTGCTCTCCACGAGCGTACAACCTTAAGTTGTGATAGTTGTTGGAGTTACCTTTGTATTTACTATTGTTCTGATCATCGTTGAACCACTCGGACTCTACAGCCTTAGCTACTTTTAAACCGTAATCATAACTTACTTTCTCAGCGTCACCTACTGTTTGGCTTGGAAAATAATTCTTTATAACAGACTCTGCCATATTTATTTAATTATTTGTGATATACTCCCAGTATTCTTATACCTAGAGATACTTATGTTTAATTTAGGTTTTTCCACTTTTCCGTTCGGTGTATATAGATGTCTGTTGCAAGCCATGATAGCTAGCCCAGAACTTATAGAGGCATCAAACTTTGTTCTTTTATTTATATCAAATTTCGTCCAATCGTTCAACAAAGCGTTAAAGTACAAATCTCCAAAGGTACCATCCTGCTTCATTCCAACGTGATCATTAATATACATCTCAATAGCAGCTGCGTGAGCCTGCTTAATATCTTCACTCGAGTTTGGTATACCTCCAATTTCTTTTTCTGCTGTCGATAGTTTATTCCAAACCTTATCTGGTCTATTCATTGAAAAACCTCTATATCCTCTTCGTCTTAGATAGTATAACAACCTTGGTTTGTTATTCTCCGCTAGTATTGGCATACCGTAAAATACTAATGCCATCAACACATCCTCGAAGAACATCTCCGCGGTTTGTGGTCTAGCTAGGTATTCCAAAAAGAACGAGTTGGCAGGAGAATCCTCCATGCTAAACTTGGTTAGTCCATGAAGCGCTCCTTTAGAGCCTTTACCATCAACAGTACCACTAATATCATAACTATCACAACCGAACGCACCAACGTGTTCGTTTCCTGGGTGCTTAACTCCATTCTTTAGTATCACTCTATTTTGTAGATTTGTAGGTGGTACCCAACTTATTTTAAATCTTCCATTTGGGTCTGGTGTAAAAATAACCTGTGTATCCTTAACTCCATTAGCCCACTGGAAGTTCCCAGTTGTCACACCCAACGATCTACTTAATTCTTCGTTGTAATCTATCTGTTCGTATAGTTTAACTAAGTTAAATATACTATTTTTTGTCTCGTCTCTAAACGCGTGCTCTTCAGTTCTTGGGAACTGTCGGTAGAATTCATTCAAAGCATCTTGATCGTCTTTCAACCCGTCAACTTCATTCTGCCAGTTTTCTACAACACCAACATCTATTAATTCACCATCTGGTCCGAAGACATCATCACTTGGAGTATCAAAGACTGGATTTCCGTATCTGTCAATAAATCCTTCATAGTTCCATTCCATTGGGATAAACAGAGAATATAAACCAGACTTTGTCTGTCCATTTCTATTTCGCCTTGTAACGTTTGAATCATTGTAAAGCTTTTTAAAGTTATCCCCTCCTTTATCCAAAGCGTTTGATGTTGATCCCATCATACACTTACCAATAATTCTACTACCCAATCTTAGACATGTCTTTGTAACACGCCAGTTGTTTAATATGTTATCAGGTCTCTCCCACTTACCAGATTCATCATGTACTAATAGTGCTAATTTTTCACCATCATAACTGTTATCTCCAGTATTCTTCCAATCTATCGTTGTGTCCAATCCCTTAAGCTCTTCCAACTTCTCCTTAGACGCTATCTTCTTACGAGTAAACTTACTCGCTGGAACTCTATATGCTAGTTCGGTTTTAGGTCGATCCATACCATCTTGGATCGGTTTAAAAAAGAAAGGATAGTTTATAGATATAGGTACAACCTTGTCCGTAAACATCTTCTTAGCATCACTACCCGTTTTGGATAGTATTCCATATCTACTATCACTCGATATTGTAGCTAAATTAACCGCTTCAGCCGAACTCATGAAAGAAAATCCAGAACGTCTATTCTTGAGGTAGCACATTCCGTAACATCTCTTATCAGCTTTACACGCTTCCCAAAATATAAAAAACAATCTATTTGCTTCTCTAAAGTCTGGAGCACCAACGTCGATCTTACTCCATTGTAGATACATATAGTGTGTTCCAACTATAAAAGTATCTACTCCATTATTTTTAAACCAGAAGCCTTCATCTCTTCGTTTAAACTCCTCGTCAATATAATCGTACCATTGCTCTTTCCGCTCTTCTGGGTAATCTCTCCAGTCGAAAATATTTTTCAGTTTGTCTAGCTCCTTTGGGTTTTCAAATTTCACCCATTTATTGTCCGGATGTTTAAATACTTCCTTTGGAGCTTTAGGTAGCGCTATCTTAAGGTTTTGTATCTCATATATCTCTCCAATCTGCCCTGTTTTAGAAATAACAATAACGTCATGCTCTTTATTGTAGCCGTGCTGCCATTTTTTACCTTTATTAAGTCTACTTATTGTAGTCTTTTTTATTGGCTCTACTATTTTGTATAAAGCTTGCTCGTACATTTAATTTAATTTATTGATACTTCGCACCTTGATCTACCAATATTATAGAGAAGTTAGAAAATACACCTGAATTATTCGCCGATACCTCTTTAGCATTAATATAAATATCAGTTTTCTCTTCAATAAGTAGTGGGCAGTCAAAATATTTTACAAAGCTAGTAGAGCCAGTCGTATCAATAGCTATATTTTGTTTTATCCTTTTCACACCGTTTTTCCTAAATACCATCTCAAGGACAATAGCCGCAGAAGGTATAGCTTTAGACATAGCCCCAGAAAAAGAAGTTAAATATCCTTTATAATTTCTAGGAATAGTATATACAGCCATCTGAGTTTGACCGTGCTCTGCTGGTATTGAGGCTAGAGTTATGCTATCGTCAGAGTTGTTTATAGTTATACCACCCTCGTTGTATTCGCTCGATCCAGCAGAAGTAACAAAAGCTCTATAAACTCTTAAAAACTCCTTACTACCAGTTACTGCAGTTTGACCATTTAACGTGAAATCTTCTTCTATGACATCGTAGTTAGCATCCAAACCTTGAACTTTTATTGTTAAAGCTCCAGTAGTACCAGTCCCATTGTCATCA